GGATTGTCCTTTTCCTTTTACTGTGGCAAGACCACCAAAGGCAGAAGAAACATGGGCAGGTATACTTTATAAAAAAGGTATACCTTATGCTTTATGGGAGTATGCAACTGAAAGGAAAAAAGACACATGGCGCAAGATTTAGATAAATTAAAAAGAAAACTAGAGAAGAAAATATGTCTAGTGCAGTTTGAATGTTTGAAAACAGGAGAAACAAAAACAAGAGAAATGACTACTAATCCTGATTGGACTAGAGGCATGGACATGAGAGCAATTAATGAAGATACTAGTAAAGTAGATAATAAAATTATCATGTATGACGTAGAGTTTATGAAGTGGCATGATATAAAGGAAAACACAATATTACACTGGAAAGAGTTATAATGTGTGGGTTTGTAGTCACTAGTTTAAATAACGAAGCAGATAAGTATATAGATGCCCAGCGTTTCAGAGGTCCTGATGCACGAGGCGAAACTATTAGGTACATGACAAACCTTACATTTGCTCATGTGTTATTAGACATATCAGGGGAAAGTGAAGTTCAACCTTATATAACCAAGAAAGGTAATATAATGGTATTTAATGGAGAAGTATATGACTCTAACATACCAAACGATACTAAGTTCTTGGCAGAGGGCTATGAGAAGTATGGATTTAAGTTTATAGAGTTTGCAAATTGGCATGGCTCTTTCTGTTTTATGAATTACAAAACAGGCATATGCGATATCGTAAGAGACCATTTTGGAGCTAAGCCCCTGTGGATAAAGAAAGAATATAACAAAGAAATATCCATATCTACTAGCTTAGCTAGTTTTGTAGGCTCTGAGACAGTAGACATATCTGACAGCTTTTGGAAAAATCCTATATGGATGTATAAAGGCTCTCCCTTCAAAAATATAATAAAAGTAGAGCCAGGCCAGTTGTATCACTATAATACTATAACACAAGTACTAAAGAAGGGTACTAATCTGTGGAATGGCTACAGAATAGATAATAAACCTTTAGTAGAAGAAGAATTTAAAGAAAACTTAGTAAAAGGAATACAGTTAGTAGCAAAAAACAAACAAAAGACTGCTATATTTTTAAGTGGAGGTTTAGATAGCACCTGTGCTTTAGGCGTAGTAAAAGATATGGGGTTAGATTTAACTGCATATATTTGTGCATACTCTGATGAAAAAGGGGATATGTATAGACAAGAAATATTTGCTGACGAATCCGACTTAGCAATAAAAACTTGTGAAGAGTGGGGCATACCATACAAAGTAGTAACTCTAACTAAAAAACAAAGAGATGAGTATGGAAAAGCTTGGGTAGAAGGAAATAACTATTTATGGAATGATAGTAACAGAAGAGCTCCCAGATACGCACTTGCTAAAGCAGCTTCGGAAGATGGATGTAAAGTTGTACTAACAGGTGATAGTGCTGATGAATTTTTCAGCGGATACCAACATCATGCTAAAAGATATACAAAAGGATATAACCAACAATGGATAGAGAACTTTTGTAATAGACAAAGATGGTTAAGTGAGCGTATATTTAAAAACGATAAACAAGGATTTAACTCTACACTATTCATGGATTTAATGAGTACAAGTGAAAACAATGTATTAGCTGCTGACCAAACATGCGGATTATTCGGTATGGAATCTAGACCAGTGTATTTATCACAAGAGTTTACTAGATATGTCTACGAGACTGATGGTAAAATAAAAATGAAAATGCACAAAGATTATGTGTCTGGCACTTACAAGTATTTATTAAGGGAAGTTATGTCAGATTATTTACCTAAACATATAAAAGAAAGAAAAAAGAAATGTGGATGGTCTAGTCCTTGGGATAATAATTCAAACGAAATGAGACAACATAATAAAAAAGTATGGGAAGAATGGACAAACAGATAGGATTTACTTGCGGAGCATTTGATTTGCTTCATGCAGGACATATAGTAATGCTCAAAGAAGCAAAAGATAACTGTGAGTATTTAATAGTAGGGCTACAAACAGACCCTAGTATAGATAGGCAGGAGAAGAAGCAACCAGTACAGTCTATATTTGAGAGATATATACAACTACGAGCAGTTAAGTATGTAGACGAAATCATTCCTTATGATACAGAACAAAGTCTATTAGACTTGCTAGAAGCAACACCAATACATCTTCGATTTGTTGGAGAGGATTGGACAGATAGACATTTTACAGGAAAAGGATTACATGAGATTTTTTACACTAGTAGAGCTCATTCTTTTTCTAGTACGAATCTAAGGAATAAGATACATGAAAGCAGTTCTTAGTAACAGAATATACATGAGTGTAACTAAAGAGTTACACAATATTATCGAAAAGGAACTTACTTATAGTATTCCTCCACGTATACCTACAGACCCACCTTTAGTATTTAAAACAATACGATTTATAAAAGAAGGTTTGATATCCATACCTATCGGAAGAGTGGATTTAATCCCAGACGATTACGAAATAATCGACAAGAGGGTTAATGTGCCAACAGAACATGAAAAGTTTAAGTTTGAATTACGACCAAGTCAAAAGAGGGTGCATGACGAGATAGATGACAACGCTATAGTTAACGCTTGGGTAAGTTGGGGAAAGACATTTACAGGTTTAGCTATCGCAGCGAAGCTTGGTCAGAAAACATTAGTTGTTACCCACACAACTAACTTAAGAAACCAGTGGGAAAAAGAAGTACAAAAATGCTTTGGAATACAGGCAGGCAGAATAGGTAGTGGACAATTTAATATAAAGGCACCTATCGTTATCGGGAATATACAGAGTTTGTACCGAAAAATGGACGATATAAAACAAGAGTTTGGAACATTGATATTAGATGAAATGCATCACGTCAGTAGTCCTACTTTTACTCGTATTGTAGACGAAATGCCTACGAGATATAAGATAGGCTTGACAGGAACTTTAGAGAGAAAAGATGGACGCCATGTAGTTTTTAGAGACTACTTTGGGCATAATGTTTTTAAACCGCCTAAAGAAAACTATCTTATACCAGAGGTGCATGTTATAAAGTCTGATATAAGATTCTTAGATGGTTCATTTACGCCTTGGGCAGAACGCATAAATCACTTAGCATACAATGAAGAATATGTGCATAGTGTTGCAATGATAGCTGCAAAATATGCTGCACTAGGACATAAGGTATTAGTAGTGTCTGATAGAGTTGCATTTCTAAAAGCTTGTGCTAGATTAGTAGGCGACAATGCAGTATCAATTACAGGGGATATGGATTTTGAAGAAAGAGAAAAAACTATGGAACAAATAAAAGAGGATAAAAATATACTCTTTGGTACACAGTCTATTTTCTCAGAAGGTATATCTCTAAACGATTTAAGTTGTTTAGTATTGGGTACACCAGTTAACAATGAACCTTTGCTTACACAGTTAGTAGGTAGGGTTATAAGAGATAAAGAAGGAAAAGAAAAACCAGTGGTAGTAGATATTCACTTAAAAGGAAAAACAGCAACCAGACAAGCAAATGCTAGAATGGGGTACTACTTAAAACAAGATTATGAGGTAAAAGTGTTATGAGCGAAATTGAATTAAATTTAGATGAAATGAGGAAGCATAAGTTTATGATTGCTACTCCTATGTATGGAGGTATGTGTCATGGACTATACACTAGGTCTCTTATGGAAACCTGTGGAACACTGCAACAGTATGGGGTAGGTGCACAGCTATTTTCTATATTCAATGAGAGTCTAATAACTAGAGCTAGAAACTATTGTGTAGCAAACTTTCTAAAAAGTGATTGTGATTACTTAGTTTTTATAGATAGTGATATTGGGTGGAGGTCAATGGATTTTATGTACATGTTACATTTAATTACAGATAATCCTGATAAGTATAGAATTATGTGCGGACTTTATCCTAAGAAAACTATTGCATGGGAAAAGGTACTACACGCTGCTAAAAGCGGTATGTATGACGAAGCACCTTGGGAACTAGAGCAGATAGGAGGAGACATGGCGTTCAATCCTTTACCTAGTGAGTACCCCGATGGCCGAGCGCCTGTATTTGAGCCTATAAAAGTAAGAGAGGGCGCTACTGGTTTTATGATTATACAAAGAAGCGTATTTGAAGAATATGCAGAAGCACACCCTGAGTTGCTATATACTCCTGACCATCTTAGAGAAGGAGAGTTTGCACCAGGTGAAAAGATAACTGCTTTCTTTGATTGCATTATTAATGAAGATAACAGATATCTTTCAGAAGATTATATGTTTTCAGAGTACTGTATAAATCTTGGTATAGATATTTGGGCATTACCTGCAGTAGAACTAATGCATTGTGGCTCACATATCTACAGAGGAAATCTTGTCAAAATGGCTCAAAGCGATGTTCATGCTACAATCTCACCAGACGAAGTCGCTAACATGCAGAACAAACCCAATGACTTAAGACACGACAAAAATAGTTCTTGACACGAGTTCAAAAATTTGTTATAATATGTTACTATTTAATTGGAATAAGATAATGAGAGTAAGCAAAGGGAATGTTGCTGATGCAATACAAATCCTTCGTATAATTACTTACAAGATTGAACCAAAAAATTATCATGATAAGACTTTTAAGTTTTATCAGTATCGATTCGGTGGACAGTCGTATCTCCTAAACCCAAAGGAGTTACTAGAAACTGGTCGAGCATTGAGTGATAGAGAAGTTGTTGAATATGCAGGTGTCGCATCATTCCGCAATTATCACAACTATGTAAACACAAAAGACACCACACTAGACCTTCTGGAATGTCCAATTTCAGAAGAAATTATAAACAATAACAGACTGCTTGAAGTCAAAAATGGAAGGGTACACTTTTGCTTTGAGGAGACATTAGGAGAATAATTATGGCTATAGGCTTTAATACAACAAAGGGCTCAGCCCAAAAATCTAAAATCGAAACATATAACTACGCAGGTAAAGAAGACCACCATGTAAGACTGGTTGGTGACTTATTACCTAGGTACGTCTATTGGATTAAAGGTGAGAATGGTAAAAACATTCCTATGGAGTGTCTAGCTTTTGATAGAAACTCAGAAACTTTTAATAACAAAGAACATGACCATGTTCGTGACTTTTACCCAGACTTAAAATGTGGATGGTCTTATGCCGTTCAGTGCATAGACTACGCCGATAAATCAGTAAAAGTTCTTAATCTAAAAAGAAAACTATTCGACCAAGTTATAGTAGCTATGGAAGAGTTGGGTGACCCAACAGACCCAGTCACAGGATATGATATCCATTTCAAAAGAAAGAAGACTGGCCCACAGGTATTTAATGTTGAGTATCAATTACAAGTTCTAAAGTGTAAACCAAGAGAACTTGAAGAT